TCCACACTTAGCGGACATATTGTGGAAAACAAGTGTATATTTAAAAGGGTTAATTAAACATAGGTACGTGTTATTTACTTTGCCCTTATTTGACTCTAGTTAGTGTTATCTAAGAGCGTAACATAGCGAGATTTTTTTGTCAACAATTGCTAAGGATTATGTCAATCTCAGTATAACCCTTGACATTGCAATCGTTTTCGGTTATTATTAACAATGTAAGCACAATCCCCATGGGTAGGACACACAAACGTAATGACCTCTATTCATCAAATAGACCCAAATCTTTGAGAGAAAAGAGACAACAATCACGGACAAAGTACAAGCGAGAAAATGTTAATGATTCCACAAGTACTGTGGAAAAGTATAACAAACCCCGCACTGATTTGCCCCCTTCCGCCTAACACTTTTTTGCCCCTTATTGCCATGCCTAAAGTAACAACAATTAGCACTAATCCCCCTGTAGATGTTAAACTATGGGAAAAGGGTAGGAGATACTTTTGGGCGTATAATTACCCCAATTGTAGTAAGTATGGACCGTTTAAATCTGAGGAGTTAGCATTACTCGACGCAACCAATTACTCATCCAATTAATGTCAACAATCCCAACCAAATTGCAGTTATTACTTGATGCTTACGACACAGGTAATTTACCCCCTGATTTACAAATAGAGATGGTACAGTTCTTAATAGATTGTGACCTACACAATGACCTCACACAGTATCAACAACTATGTGATTATTACATCGCTGAGGGTATATGTTATGAGGTAGTATTAGGGGATAGATAGTATTACATAGTACGTGCACAGTTATTAACACATAGTGCACGTATATTAAAAACATCCCTATCACTAACCTACAACAGTATCCTAGTGTGTGAAAAAAATTTCAGGGTATAAAAATTCCTCCAGTAGGGTCGCATGTTAAACGAGAGACAACTTAAGAAGAAAGCATTAGAAGAAGAATTCGCAGACCTCGTTGGTCGCCCATGGCCTGGTAGAAGGTATCCTGGGTGCTACGAGGTCATTCAACTGTACGCAAAGCGTGAGTTGGGGAGGGAGTTAAAAAGTTTCAGAGGGTTATATACAAGTTTCAAAGATGAGGCAGTGGCAGAGGAGAATGGGTTGTGGATAACCAAACCAGTATGGGGAGAGGATCTAGACTTTAATCTAATACAGAAGAATGATCTCCTTCTTTATAAGATTTACACAACCGAGTTGGGAGGTGGTTACTCAGCGAAGATGGAGGATCGGTCTCCCAACCACGGTGCAGTTTATCTTGGTGATGGGTTTATACTTCATCAGGTCTGGCAGCAACCATCGAATATAGTAGACTTGTATAATAAGAATGCATACCTATATCAGCACAGTTGTGTAGGTGTAGTTAGGGAAAACACTACATAAGTCAGATACCAATTAGTATATGACATGAGTAAGAGATATACCTTACAGATCGAAGAGGATTATGAGGGAGATGCCTTCATAAAGATCCCTCAAGACCTATTAGATGAATTAGGTTGGTTGAGAGATGATATGCTAGAATATGAAGAAGAGACCGATGGGTCTGTAATCCTTTGGAAGATTCTTGAAGAATGAGATACAATCAGATAATGTTAACCATATTGGTTATTATTAATATTATCAACATGATAAAAAATTAGCGTTGAAAAAATGGCGAATCAATTTGTACATGGTTTAAGTGAAACTGTAACACCTCAAGTACCACAGTTTGAGAGTGATGGAGAATTTCTGGCGTGGGCATTCAAAAATCTATCTGAGGCAATCAAAAACCTCAATGAGAGATGTAATAAGATAGAAGAAGCATTACAAAAAATACCGCCCCCAGGTCCTGACATGATCAAGTATAAGATACCAGGGCATGAAGATTACTCTAATCTATTAGTATTATTTGATAATCTGTTTGCACGACTAGATCATATAGAGGTCATGCAACCCGAAAACATGAAGTCCCTTTATGAGGCACTAAATACTTTGACGGAGCGTATCAATAAATTAGATGGCAGCGTACATACAGGAGACAGGGAGGAGCTTCCCCAATCCGATTAAGGGTCAAGATTTTAGTAGAGTATTTAAACGCCCTCAGAGTGGCGAGTATGACACCTGTTCGGATTATCCTGGTGTAGGCACTTCACAGGACTATACTATTACCTTTGAAGGTGGTGGTCCTGGTACTATGCCTATGGGTAAGGATCTTGTACACTATATCGGTGATGATGATCCTACTAATGTAACTAATGGAGGAAACGAGAGACAAGCGATCTACCGTTTCTATAGAGGAGCAAAAGACGACCACAAATATACTCGCACAGAAAGATTACAGAAGAAAGATCTAGGATGTGAGAATGAATCCTGGTCTAAGGCAGCAAGGGCATATAACCCTGAGCCTAGATCAGGTAAACCTGTGTTCTACGTTATGACAGCACAGGCACCTAATACAGTACCACTTAAAGCATATTATTCCTATTGGCCCGACGATACCCAACTTTGTTCAGGGACAAATGTTCCTACTGGATTAAATGGAGTAGGTTGTGGAAGAAACAAGTATGCATTAGTGGATACACTTGGGTACGTTTATACTACAGAAGCAGACGCACAGGCGATGTGCACAGGCACAGAGACCCCTGTAGCAATCTATGAGTATCTTCACCCAGATCCAGATCATTTCTATACTACAGATCCAGCTAGTGAAGTTAACTTAGCTGATAATAGTCCTATTGCTCCAGCAGACAGTGGACAGAAAGAATACAGTTACCTTGGAATCATAGGGTGGGCATTTAAGACACGTGCTCTAGACTGTCCTACAGACCTTATAGTAGACATTGGTAAGATAGGTCCAACTGGTCAATGTATTAATAAGTCTGGTTGGTATGACTATTCAGATGATGCTCAACAGAATTATGATGAATCTGAGACAGGTTGGTCTGAATTCATGTATCGTCAGGGTAGAGATTCTAGCGGTGCTAATACAGAAGGACCACCATCTGTTAATGGTTGGGGTAACCCAGACAATGTAGAAGCATTATCTAATGATGCCTTCTTCGAGTGGAGTTACGGTCTGAGTGGTGCCGTAAAAGGTGCTGTACCACGTTTCCTTGGGTTTGAGGATTCATATGAGTCTCAGTTCTATTTTTACCTTTATGATACTACCTATCCTTGGAATGGTCCTATATTCTCTTCACAGTATATCATTAGTAATGCTAAGTGCTGTCCTAATACTACTGACCCTGAAGGATGTCCTCAGTGTGCTCCTGTATGGACATATCATTCTCATTTCTATGAGGTACAACAAGACTCATGGCAGACTACTAAGACTAAACTATCCCTACATGACCAGAGCTCAGTTGGTGTTAATGAATCATTCTGGTGTGTAGATACTGAGGCAACTACTATACTATTCCGCTATCAGACACGAGGTGGTGACTTTAATAGGGGAGATAAGATTAATGGATGGGACATAGTTTCTGTATACTACTTTGGTGATGAGCTTAAGTGCGGTATAATGGAGCTTACATGGGATAACACTAATGATAATAAGTGGTACGTTAACCCTGCTTGTATGGCATGGCGCATTACTAGCACAGGTGGCACAGAGGTAACTAACTCAAATGCACAGAAAGGGTCATGGGTTGAGATAGGTAACCCTACTAATCAGTCAGTGCCGTGGTCAGCACACATGAAGTCATACGGAATATACCCTCAGAAACCTGCTGATGATGTAGTAGATCCTCTTATTGGTGTATGGCAAGTGCATACTGCGTCATTCACTATACCTACTGCGGGTGACTATGAGTTAAGAATAGAGTCTGATAACTATGGGTACATGAAGATTACGGATTCTGGTAGCACAGTGCTCGTAGATAGAGAGATAACATACGTTAGTGGCATGGGACAAGAGACATTCTCTATGACATTAGGACCAGGTACTTACACTTTAGAGACTAGAGTTAAGAATATTAATAGGACTGTGGATCCTACTCCGTTTACTTACCAGGAGTTGCACGAATCTAGTGACGGTGGAGTAGCAGAGATACTATCAGGATACGGTATACCTAATAAAGCAGCATTCTGTGGTGTATATGAATTCCCTAAAAAGATATCTTATTGGAAAGTGCAGGTTAACCCTAAAGCACTGATACCACATCGCACACTAGATGAGGCAGAGTTAGAGGCAGTAGTAGATGATCTAGGACAAGTTGTGCAGGTAGTAGTTATTAATGGGGGAAGAGGTTACTCTGATCCTCAGATACATGTTATGAATCCTCGTGAGATGGATAACTATTCCGCTACTGACACTGCTAAAGCAATGGAGGATAGTATTAACAACTCTGATGATTGGTCTGAGTCTCTGGGTACACCCGTTAGTTCTAGTATGACCCGTAAGGATCTTAGGACTGCGGTTAAAGCGTTTGGTACACACAGTGGTATCATAGAACAACCGCAAGATAAGAATAAAGAGAAATTTGAATTACGTCAGGCAAAGGTAGAGATCGCAGAGTTAGATCCCTATGGTGTGATTAAGGTTATCCGTGTCATAGATGGTGGTGCAGGATATAACCAAGCAAACGTACCAGTAGTTAAGATTGTAGAGCCTGAGCATATTGAGTACAACTCTCCTGATGCTAATGGAGCTAGTATCAATGAGACTTCCAAGATGTTAGGAGAAGCGTGGAATCATGAGTTTGAAGATTCTGATATACAGACTATCTCCTCAAATTTTGATCCAGAGACAATGGGATACATTGAATCATCTATGGGTCTTCCGTCAAAGGGGGTTAACTCTCCACAAAATGTGTACGTAGAGGTACCTGATAGTTACATCCGTGCAGCAAATGACGGTATAGATGATGACGTAACTAAGTTGTGCTTTAACCTACCAGCAAACTGTATTGATATTGATGCTAAAGGATTCATTAGTGATGCTATACCAGATGAAGAAGCATTCTCTTTGGTTGGATCTTTATCACCTGGTATAGCAGCGTTTGAAAAGGAGGTTATGCCGTATGCTTATGATGGTGCTAGTCGGACAGATGACTATGGTGATAACATGTCACACTTATATGGTCCGTTTGGTAAGGACAAGTGTATCGAGGTAGCGCAACCTAGACTATACAATATACAACGTTGGTTTGATATGCCGTGTGCATACCTAGATGTAGGTAATGTTAAGGAGGACTTTAAAGAAGATGCTGAGGATCAGAAGGCATTTGGGTGGTTACCATTTAAGTATTGTGCGTCACAGCAGAAAGAAGCAACCTTTAGAGTATCACTAGAAGTAGAAGGAAAGACTATTGGTAGTCAGGGTCAGGCATTTATGGACTACCTAGAGAATATGCCAGTACCTTTCCTACAGGCAAAGAGAGATCCTCCTGGTAATGCTGGTAAGAGGACATGGAATTGCCGACGTGGATCTATTCAAGGTAGATGTTACCGTGACCCTGGTAACAGTGCAGACATTGTATTTGTACCAGTGGGGTTAGATGAGAATACCTATGACTACAATAGATCTAGTTACACAGAATTGGAACAATTACAAATGTGGGCTGGTCAGAATATTACCAGTAGTGCAGCAGTACAGACATGGTTGGGTCACCCTACAGAAGGGGATCCAGCAGGTACACCGCACTCTGTTGACTATACTGCTCTAACAGTTGCTAGTTGTACCAATGGAGTACCCCCGAATGAGTGTTGGGACACCTACGTGCGTGGTGTGACGGCAAGTGATGGACCTTTGCAAGTCTATTGCGGCTATGATAATGCGGGGAATCCTCTATCAGGTAACACTTATTGTAATACACCAGAGCTATATGACTCTTGTGCAGCACTTGATAAGTGTATGGATGCCTCTATTGCTATAAATCCTAAGAGGATGCGTGTTACAAAGGATGGTAAAGTGATGCACTTAGGTGCATATAACGGTGTTATGACTGTTAGAAACTATTTGACAGGTGGTATTATGGCTCTAGATAGAGCAATCAGCAATTATGGTAACCCATATTTCGATGAATGTAGTCAGGATCAGTCATGGACTGCTGGAACTGAAGTAAATGAGAAGGAGAGAGGTATACAATAATGGCATTTGGGTTTCTAAAACCAGTTGCATCATTGAATGGACTACCTTGTAGTGGTCATGGACTATGTTTACCGTCTACAATTCACTCTGTACAGTCTTGTGGTAGTCCACCGATACCATATTCTATTGTAATTAAGGAGTTTACCTGTTGGTGGCCTCCTACACCGATGATACCTATCTTCCCAGTTACCCCTTTAAGGGCAACTGTGCTGGTAAATCGTATCCCCATCATGCTTTTGGGAGATACCTTCACACCACATATAGCAGCATGTACTAATATAATTGTTTACATGTGTCCTTGTGGTAAGGCGATGTGTCCAACGCCCACTCCAATCCCTTGTAGCACCCTTACAATTGAGGATTCAGGAGGTATCGGACATATAAGAATTGTTATGGCAACGACTTTAACCGTATATGCTTTGAAATTACCTATTGCACGTATCCTAGACCCTCTAGGAGTCGGAATGCCAGGGTTTAGTTACCCTTGTTCATCTGTGGTTGCATGGGGGCATGCAACTGTGCTATCATCATAGTAGTTTATCCAATAAAAATGGCATTATACACCACCAACGGTGACTATCAATCTCCTCCAGCGAAGAAAACGAGGCAAGGAAACTCAAAAAACACTAAATTGAGTGCTACTTCTCGTAATGCAAGAAGGAAAAGATACAGGGGTCAAGGAAAATAGTCGGGAAACCCTATAAATAAAAGATAATAGGGTTTATTGAGATAAATATCTCAAATTAGGACAAGAATGGCAAGCTACAGATTCAGATCTGAGAAGTACGTCAGTAGAGGATTCAAGGATTTGGCGATTTCGCTTAACTCCAATCCCTCTACTGGCGATTTTGGCGTGGTTAGAAATGAAAATGCGATTAAACAGTCTGTACGTAACCTAATTTGCACCATGTATGGTGAGAGACCTTTTCAAGATGAGATAGGATCTCGTGTTAGAGAGCTATTATTTGAACCATGGGATCCATTTAGTGTTGATTCCATGAAAGGTGAAATTTATAACTGTCTTCAAAGACTTGAACCTCGTATTGAGGTAACTTCAATAGATTTAAGAGACGATTCAGACATTAATTCTATCCAAGTTGCCATAGAGTATACCATAGTAGGACAGGAAGTCCAACAGTCAGTAGATTTTCTCCTAGAGAGAGCATAAAATGTCAGCAATTCCTTCACAATTAACGTCGTTAGACTTCTTTGAGATCAAAGAATCTATCAAATCGTACCTTCGTACTCGAAAAGAGTTCACGGACTATGATTTTGAGGGATCTACATCATCATATTTGATTGACGTACTTGCTTATAACACATATTATACTGCATTCAACGCTAACATGGCGTTAAATGAGGCGTTTCTTGAGACAGCGACTGTTAGAGACAACATTGTAAGGATAGCAAAGCAGTTAAATTACACTCCAAGGTCTATTAAAGCATCTAGGGCGTGTCTAGCAATCGCTGCACAGACTACAATTGGTCTAAATGGTACCACTTATCCAGAATTTGCTACTTTAAGGAAGGGTGATGTCTTTGTTGCTAACAATGATAACGATAATTTCACCTTTACACTGACTCAAGACATCCAAGTTGCTGTTGATAGTGCTACTGGTATAGCAAGTTTCGATAATGTGCTTGTATATCAAGGTAATTTACTAAGATACAACTATACAGTTGACTATACTACACGTCAGGACTTCGTTATACCTGGTGAAAACGTAGATACGAGTCTTTTGGTGGTAGATATCTCTCCAAATGCTCAATCTTCTGAAACTGATACCTATAATCTTGCTGCAAACGTCACTGCTGCTGATGCTAACACCAGAATTTACTATTTGGAAGAGACAGATGACCTTAGATATCGTCTAGTCTTCGGTGATGGGTCAATTGGACGTAAATTAGTTGATGGTGAATACCTTACTATCACTTATGTAAGCACAAATGGTGTTGAAGCTAACGGATGTAAGAATTTTGACTACATTGGTAACATAGTTGACTCTGATGGAAGGGTAATACCACCTGCTGCGTTACAAGTTAGTACAAAAGACGCTGCTCAAGACGGTGAAGACCGTGAAACAGGACTTTCAGTCAAGTTTAGAGCACCTAGAGCGTATGCAACCCAAAACAGGGCAGTCACAGAGACAGATTATGAGCATATTGTCTCAGAGATCTATCCACAGGCAGCATCTGTAACTGCATATGGAGGTGAGAAGTTAAATCCACCTGTTTATGGAAAAGTCTATGTTGCAATTAGACCAAAAACAGGAAATAAGTTAAATGCGACTACAAAACAGAAGATCAAAAACGATTTAAAGAAATATTCGGTTGCTTCTGTTGAACCAGTCATCATTGACCCAACAAGTTTCTACATTATTCCAAAATCTTACGTTTACTACAACGGAAACGATACTGCACTTACTGGAGCACAACTTGGTACTAAGATTTTACAAGCAATTGACCAATTTAACAAAAATGGTCAAAACAATAGATTCGGTGGTCGTTTGGACGGATCTAAATTTGGATCGATGGTCGATAACAGTGATACTGCCATATCTGGTAACGTAACACAGATGACCTTGGGTAAAAACCTTGATAAATTCACATTTGGGAACGTATTCACCCAGTGTCTTGATTTTGGTAACCCACTTTACGACCCTAGTAAGTATTCTGGCAATCCAGATGGAGGTACTGGTGATAATACAGGCGTTTCCTGTAAACCATCCTTCTCAGTTGCCAAATCTGGTACATTCTATGCTACTGGTTACACAGAAGACCTAGTTAACCTCACTCTAAGTGATGGATCGACTAATGCTGGTGTAACATCTAGTGGTATATCAACAAATGTGCTAAATGAGGTCTTAGTACCAGTAAACATCCGAGATGATGGTACAGGAAACCTAATTCTAGTTACTACAAGAGATGAAACTGAATTAGTCCTCAATCCTTCTGTAGGAAGTGTAAATTATGCGACTGGACAAGTCTGTGTTGGACCAATTGCGATCCAAGGCACTCCAGACGACACTGAAAGACTTCCAATCCAAGTATTACCTGCTGGTGGATCTATCTTGATCCCACCTGGCGATGATCCTACGGTCTTTAGCCCAACAGTCAATCCAATTGATTATACAATCAATGATACCGCAATCCCAGCCTTTGATCCTAACAATTTCAATGGTTATAATTTCGGTGATCTTGGTGGGCTAAATATCATTGACTATCCAACTGATACATTCACGTATCCTGTTAGCGAATCCTGTTTCTAAATAGATGTCACCGATAACAAAGAATATCAACGTCTCTGATAGAGTCGAAAGTCAGTTACCTGATTTTATTCGGCAAGAAGACAGACAACTTGTCAACTTCTTGTTTGAGTATTATAAATCTCAGGAGAAAACTGGTAGACCTTATGATATCCTTAACAATCTGTTAAGGTACCTAGATCTTGACAACTATACGTCAGAAGAGTTATCTAGTTCAACGAGTTTACTTAAGGATATTGGTGTAAGCGATCCTAAGATCGAAATTGAGTCTATTAATGGATTCCAGGCTCAAAATGGATCTATAATGATCGATAATGAAGTCATCTACTACGAGGATGTAACTCGTGGTCCTGATGTCATCATTACTCCAGGTATTTCGTTTCCGCAGTTTAATAAGAAGAAGCAACAGTTAGAAAACCCATTTCCACTGTTCGATGGTGTTGAAACTGTCTTCCCAATGAGTTTCTTGGGTACTCCTGTAGCACCTCCTAGTGCAGAGCACCTTGTTATCATTACGTACAACACTATGTTAGTGCCTGGCACTGATTATAGTATTAATGGTCTAAATCTTGTCTTTAACGAACCACCTCGTGACAGAACTGGTGGAGATGATTCAGAATTTACTAGAGTTACATATTTGGTTGGTTATGCTGATCAGGAGATCAAAGTTGCAGATACTATACCTTGGCAAGAGTGGCAGAATACAAAAATATACCCATTAAGAATTGATGGAGCTTCATATACTCCAACTTCTGAGATAGGATTAATAATTAACAAGAATGGCAAGTTACAAGTACCATATGAGGACTTTACAGTCTTCCAAGACAAGATTGTCTTTAAGAATGCCATCGGAGCTGCAGATCTTATTCATATTAGGTCTGTTGAATATGTTGCTCCTTCATATGGGTCTGGAGCCAAGGCTATTGCTCAGGTTGACGACCTAGGTCAGATACAATCACTTATTCCTAAAGTTGGTGGTAGTAAGTATCGTCTAGACTTTAACCCAAAGGTTACTATTAGTCATAAGGAAGGTATTAACGCTACTGCTAAGTCATTAATTGGTGGTATTAAGGATGTTAACCTTCTTGACGGTGGTCAGGGTTATTCTTCATACAACCCACCTATTCCTGTAGTCGTTGTTCCTAATGATAGCAATGGTACTATAGCAGAACTGGCACTGACAGTTAATGATGAGACTGGAATGGTCGAAACTCTTTCTATCACTAATAGTGGTAGTGGATATAACTTCATTCCTGCAATATCCTTTAAAAACCCTGCTGGTGCGACTAATGGTGCTCCTACTATTGATGGAGAGGGTCGTGTTAACCTAGGAAGTATTGAAGTACTTACAATGGGTAGTGGATATAGCAATCCACCTATTGTATACATGGATCCTGCACCTGCTGGTGGCATTAATGCACAGGCAGTAACAAAGATCAACCAAGATGGTCAAGTATACGAAGTACAAGTAGTTAATAGAGGTAGGGGTTATGTAACTCCACCTAGAGTAAAGATAATTGACCCAATTGGTGCTCAAGTCCTTGATGTAACTGTTGCATCTGGATCTGTTACCAATATTGAGATGTTAACAGGTGGTAGTGGTTATACTGATGCTCCATCTGTCTATATTGTTGATGATAGGAAGGATGGATACGGAGAACTAATAGGCGGTACTGGTGCTACTGCTGCTGCCACCATTTTCAACGGTGAAATCACTGATATCAACATTACCAACTTTGGTACTGGATATTCTGTTGAATTCCCACCTAAAATCTACATTGCTGATCCAAGATCTGCTAGAGCATCTGTAGATGTTGGTTTTGACCAAGTTACTGGTTTTGATATCATTGAGAAAGGATCAGGTTACTCTCCTAGTGCCTTCCTAGGGTGCTCCAGAGGCGTTTCTGGTCCTGTAGAGTATGATAACCTCCATAATGAGATATATGCTGGAGAAGCAGCTTTAAGGCAATCAAATCACCTTGCTGGTGGCACAGTTATTAATTTAGACACCCTTTTCATCAAGGAAGTCTTTGATAAGTTTAGAAGGCAGTATTTGCCTACTATTGACATTGATTTTAGCGAAGTTAACCCTGTACAGGTCATTAAAAACATTAGTGACTTCTATGTTTCAAAAGGTACTAAATTAGCGACTCAATATCTCTTCAAAATCTTATTTGGACAAGATGTTGACCTTTATTATCCAAAAGATGAGATTATTAGTCCATCTTATGCTACTTGGGTTGTAGACACCATTCTTAGAGCAGAATTGATAGAAGGTGACCCTGTAAACCTATTAGACGCACAAATTAACCAATATGCCGACGCTGTTGACACTAGCGTAACGGATGCATCAGCTTTAATCGAAAATGTCATCACAATCATCGAAGGTACCGATACAATCTATGAATTGGCTATCTCGGAAGAAACATTGGTTGGGAATTTCATTATTCCTTACAAAACACGTCTCGTTGAGCCTCTTACGACAACTGGGCAAATCATTACGGTTGACTCGACGATAGGATGGCCCGAAAGGAATGGTACCATCAGAATCAATGATCAAGAGCAAGTTCAGTATAAAGAGAAGTCCCTAAACCAGTTCATCGAGTGTACTAGGTCTAAAAACGGAATTGTTGAAGATTGGGATCCTGGTACCATAATCCAGTCCGATATCTACATCTATACCAACTTTGGTACTGCAAATGAGTGTAAACTGAGAGTTCTTGGTATTGCAGAAGCAGGAACGACTGTTCTTAACAATACAGGTAGTTACTACCTCGGTGGAGACAAATTGAAGGTTGCAAACCTTGGATCCACTGCTGAAGAGCTAAGATTGCAATCTTGGTTGTATAATGTTAAAAAACTCATCCAAGTAACCAGTATTACTCCTGGTGGTGTTAATAACCAGACTGCGACTGTAGTTTGCGGTAACCCACACGGATTATTGGTTTCTGACCAAGTTACGATCTACGGTGCAAACCCAGTTGTCTATAACGGCACATTTACCGTTACATCACGTATTAACGAGTTTGAATTCTCATATAGGATCAATACACCAACTGAGATCATTCCAGCAGGTAATATCCTATTATCGGTTGACCTTAACAGAGGTAAGTCAGATGTAACCTCTATTAACAAGGTTATTAGTGAATTTACGACTAATATCCAAAACTCTTTCTTTAATGACCAATATGTCTATGTTGCTGCATCTGGATTACCAAACTACAAGATAGGTCCATTTACAGGGTCAGCATTGATCCCAGGCAACCAAAGGAAGCTATTAAGATTCCCTAGGACAGTCCAAACTATATCAGAGCGTCAAACTATCAATCCAGGTACTCCAATTGGATCTTGGGTTAATGGTGTTTCTATTTGGTCTTACAAGTCAAGAGATTACGTACAGTATGGTCCTTTAACTAATATCACTGTAACTAACAATGGTGAAGGTTATGATGCTGGTGCGAAACCTAATGTAGAGATAGAAGGTGGTGGAGGATCAAATGCAGCTGCAGAAGTTATTGTAAATGGTAGTCTTGATAGTTTTAATGTTACAACTGAAGGTACTGGATATACTGAGTCACCTCTAGTATCAATCGTAGGTGGCGGTGGTATTGGTGCTACTGCACAAGCAGTTATCACTGGTGGTCGAGTTACTCGTATTCTAGTTGAGCAACCAGGTACAGGATATACTTCACAACCTAGTGTTTCTATAACAGGTGGTGGAGGAATAGGAGCAGAAGCAACTGCCAGTGTCCGTGGTCCAATTCAAAGTGTTACTGTTACCAACTTTGGTAGTGGTTATACTTCACTTCCAGAAATTAAAGTTAACTCTGGTGAGAATGCTCTAGCACAACCAATCGTATTGAATGGTAGAATCGTTTCTATCGCTATTATCAACTCTGGTAATTCCTATACTACTGCACCTAACGTAATCATCAATGGTGATGGATTTGGTGCTATTGCACAAGCAACTATCGGAACTATTGGAGAAGACAAAGGACGTGTTTTAGGTGTAACTATTACCAACAAGGGTATTGGATATACCCAAGGTTTAACAACTGTTAGACTCGAAGCAGTGGGTCAATTAGCGTCATTTGCACCTACAGTCTATCAGTGGAATAGAAACTTAGAATATGAATTAGGAGTAGAGAGTAACAAATATGACTTCGCAAGAGGTTATGTATTCACTGGATATAACAACCAGTTTGGTGGTGAATATGCTCACCTATCAGATCCTAAAGAATTAAGATATGTTGTTGGTGATAATGTATTCTTAAACCCTGTCACTCAGCAATTCCAAGAATTAGCATCTAACTTCGAGCACTCACCTGTTATTGGTTGGGCGTTTGATGGTAACCCAATTTATGGTCCTTATGGATACATTGATCCTACTGATCAGAATAGTGGTATCAGAAGGATGCGTACGTCATACAAACAAAAAGAAAACGTTGTATATGATGAAGTAACCAATCCTAACCCTTCTAGAGTAGATGGTCCTCCTATAGCAACATATGCTGCTGGTACTTTTGTAGACGACTATTTCTATGACTTCCAGTCTGGTGACTTAGACCAGTATAATGGTCGTTTCTGTAAGACACCTGAGTATCCTGGTGGTACATATGCATACTTCATTACTATTGATGCTAGTGATGCAGGTCTTGCACAATTCCCTTATATTCTAGGACCACAGTTTAACTCACTTCCTGATGCTTGGAACTTTACTCAGGCAGCAACACAAGAGAATATCCCTGATGGTGTTGTCCGTTATAGAGATCCATATACTGATGTTGACATTGATATTGATCGTCAACCAAACCAGACTGCTGATATATTCACTACTGAGATAGAAGGATATCCTATTATCTTTGAAATTCAGGATAGTAACAATGACGGTCTGATTGATGCTAATGAGCAACAAGAATTACTAGAGATGTCTGAAGAGGCAACTCTACAGATTTATGATTACTTCCCAAGAGTATCTGCTGAGTCTAGAGTTGATATTGAAGTAGAAACAACTACTCAGTTTGAGAATGCACAGATTGATGGATTCGTTATTGAGAACCCAGGTGAATCATATCAGGTAGATGACACTATATTCTTCGATAATGAAGGTACTGGTGGATTCGGTGCATCTGCTATTATTGAATCTGTTAAAGGACAGAATATTATTGGTTACCAGAAGGAAATCATTGGTGACCGTCCTTATGGTGTTATTACTACAGATATAGGACATGAATTAAGACAACAAGATGAGATAATTATAAACTCACGTCCTGTTATCGATAATACCCAGAAGACCTTTAAGGTTAAGGTGGTAACAGGTGTTGAGAGTATTTCAGTTACTCAAGCAGGTACTGGATATAACAATGACATCCCACCAACATTTGAATTGATAACACCTGCTGGTCAGGATGCTTCACTTCAGTTGGTACTTGAGAATACTGGACAAATTAATAAAGTTAATATTATTAACTCTGGTAATGGATACGATACTGATAATCCTCCTCAGATAAGGGTATCACATCCTCAGCAATACAAGAAGACTCGTTATTGGATTACCGAGTATCTTGAAGCAGCTGGTATCGTTACCATACATGACATGGTAACTACTATAGAGCGTTACACTTATATTTGTGGTAGCATCCTTGAGACTGACGGTGACCAAGCAGGAATTATCGTCAAATTTGATGACTTAGGCCAGAAAGTTTGGGAGAGAAACTTACTACCTCTTAACTCAGGTACTAAGAAGGCAGAATTTATTAAGATGCATATTGATGCTTCAGCAGAGAATGACATCATCTATATCGTTGGTCAAACGTACGATCCTAATAATGCTAACTACAACCCTGACATTTGGTTAGGTAAGTATGAGTCTGGATTCAATAATGCCAATGCTCCTGATGGTATCTTACTATGGCAGAAAGCAATTGCTGGTATCAGTGGTACCACAAGAAGAGATTGGATCACCTCTCTAGCATTAGACCAGGAAGGTCGTATCTATCTTGCAGGTTATACAGACAGTAATTCACCTGATCCTAATGATATGTGGATCATCCAGTGTAATCTGGACGGTGACCTTGTAGAGAAGAGAAAGATTGCATCTGCTGATGATTCAGAGATGATCAATCAAATTAAGTGGATATCTGATGACAGATTCTTCTTTGTTGGTGTTAACGATGATAATGATGATTGTATCTTTGGTGTATTCTGGTATGACGGTGCAAACCTTGAAATTGAATACATTAGACAGATTCCAACTCTAGGTGGATATGTAAGAAATCCTAAATTCACTGTTGATGAATATGGTGATTGCATCTTAGTTTGGGATGTTTACAATAGTGTCCTTTCTAAGTATGATAGGGTACAAATAAGCAAATTCCCAATTGCAACCGCTAATACTCAGTGGGAATGGCAGAAGACAGTTACCGTTAGTGGTGCAATTGATTCAATCAATCATGCTGGTATTAATGTAGATGTATTTGGTAACTATTCACTTGTTACTGATGTAATAGAAGCACAAAACCAAAGATACTCAGTTATTCATTATCTGAAGTATGACGGCACAGTAATTAAAGAGACTAAGATTGATGATACTGTAAATATCGGTTTTAGAGCTAAGACACATACATTAGACAACTCTGGTGACCCGATCCTAGTACTTGATAGACAACAGTCTGATCAAATAGCATCATATCGTTTCAATGATACTGATGATCTAGATTACGACTTCACTAAGCAGAATTTAGCAACAATGACGTTCTCGTCAGTACCTGATTCTACTTTTGATGATGCAGTTTATAAGTTTGGTAATGGATCACTTAAGTTAAGTGCTCCTTCTCCTGTTAAACTTGCTTCTTACGGAATGACCGATAAGGAGTGGAGTTTCAGAGTATGGATGGCAATGAATACCACTGCTCATGCTACAAACCATAAACCACTTCTATTTGATGTTATTCCTGTTGCTGGTGATAGTATACAGGTTGAAATGGATGGTGATCAGAATAGTGCAAACTATGAGAAAGCAGTCCTTTATGTAAACTCAGTACAAGTAGCAACATCTGCTACTGCTGTTAACTGGACTACATTCGCTAGTGCTCAGTGGGTACATGTTACCTTCCAGAAGAGAGAAGAGTCACTAGGTCTTTATCAATATGAGTTATTCTTGAATGGTAACTTAGTTGCTAACTTCCAGAGTACGTCAGATATTAGTGTTAATAACATAGGTGTTGCTGGTAAGTATAGTGGATCATCATCTGCTAACTGTTTCATTGGTAATATCGATGATCTTGTAATAGACAATATCGCTCCTTATAATACTGCATACTCTGCACCTGGTGAAGAGATTCCTGTTACTACAAGTAATTCAGATTCCGTATTAATTAAGTTTGATAGACTTCATTCTAAGAGAGATAGTTACACTTTAACTGATACTACCAAGTATACAGATATAGCATTTACAGATATTGAAACTACAACTACATGGGCTGATTTAGGTCTCTCTGCACTATCTGCATGGACTCCTGGTGCTGGTGGTTTGCAGATTCTGGATATGTCCCAGGTCATTGCTACATTAAACCCAAGTACGTATACATTTACTACTAATAAAGCTGAGTATGCTACTAAGACTTCTACTATTCCATCACCATTAGGTAAGAAACTTACCATCTCTGCTGATGTTATTAGTAAGTTCTATATGCGTGATGCTCTCTATCAGAAGATAGACAACGTATTGGAGTTTACCTTCAGTCAAGATCTTAAGTTGACTAAGGGCACTATCTTACAACAGTTTAATGATGCTGGTGTTACTCAAGCATATGGTACTATTGTAAACGTCCCAGAAGGCACATTACTTGCCCCTGGATACGGTAATAAGTATGAAGTTGGTAAGATATATGGTACATTCAATAATACAGATCGTTATAGGACTGTTGCTGGAGATGTAAACCAAATTGAAGGAACATACTTCGATACTATTGAAGAAGAGAATCCATGGGCAGCAGGTACTGTATATGCTCTAGGAGATACCGTTTATAATGGTAAGAGAATTTATCAAGCACAAGGTGCTGGTACTTCAGGTACAATTGCACCAGTGCACACAGCTGGTGTAGCGAGTGATGGTGTAATAAACTGGGCATTCCTTGATGCAGCAGGTAAGTTTACTATTGATCTAACTCAGCATCCATATCCTAGACCTCAGTGGACTGGATTAGATATGCCTGAGTGGTTACCAGATCGTCTCTACGTCGTTGGACAGAGAGTTTGGTATGGGTTAAACATCTATCAAGTTGCAGTTGGTGGAGGCGGTGTTAGTGGAAATACAGCACCTATTCATAGTACTGGTGATGATACTGATGGTGGTGTAACTTGGACTCATGTTTCTACTGAGGAAGCAATCAGTGTATACACTAGATTGATGGATTATGACCAAGGTAACAACTACATGGTTCAAATCATGGAAGTTCAACCAGGGTCTGTATATATTCCTGGAGACGTTGTTTCTATCAACTCTGGTAATATAGTTCTTGCTGAAGATGAGAAGAGCACTGAAATTGTCGGATTTGAATCAGTTAAAAAGATTCGTGTTACTGCACGTTTAGAGAAGGATATAATTAGATCATCTACTGTCAGAACTAACTACGTTTATTGCACATCAAATAGTGCTCATAACTTCGGTGCTGGTAACATTATCTTCACTGAGGGATTTAGTACTGCTCAGTTTAATGGATCATTCTTTATTGATCAGATTATAGGGTCTAGGGAATTTACGTTTGGTATCAGGGCAGTGGCCGACTCTGACCCTGCATTTAATAATAATGCTATTGCTGGTGTTAACATCTATGCAAAACACCCAACTTTAGATTTCACTAGAAATCATCAGTACGTATTTGATCTATCTGATGTTTCTAACTTTGGATATTACCTATCATTCTCTCAGGACAACCAGTATAAACTGGAATACTCCTTTAATAACATCGAGAGATCTGGTACTCCAGGTATTCCAACATCCCCAGCTCCATTCGTTAAGTTCTCAGTATTAGGAGATGTGACGAATATTTCCTATTACTTCGACCCATCACGTACTGGGGCGGACTCACCAGTAGGCGATAATAGCTTTATCGATGTAATCAAAACACCATTTGATGGTACATTCAGAATATCAGAAGTACCAACAGATACCTCTTTCAAATTCCAACTTGATAGAGAGCCTGAAAGGATGAATGCAGAGGTTGGAAATGACGAATTTGATCAACCATATTCATACTATTCAACTACCTCTCTAAGAGCAGTTGGACCTATCAATACTATTCAACTGGTTTCTCCAGGTGGATTCTATCAGAAACTACCTATCATTAATGATATTGCATCCTTCAGACAGATTGAGAAGGTTGTAGTTAATGATGGAGGTACTGAATATGCTCCAGGTGTCTACTATGATATCCCTATCTTAGGAGATGGTGAAGGTGGTAAGGCAACTATTACTGTAGAAGTTGATGACACTATTGGATCAGGTACTATTACAGGTGTTTCTGTAGTTGACCCAGGTAAAGGTTATACAACTGCATCTATTGACATAGACGCTATAACTGGAATATTAGGAGCAACTCTTGCTGGATCTGGTGGATCTGTAACTGTTGTTATTCCTTCAGAAGGATCTGGTGCATCTGTATTCTTAACAGGTACTAACATTGGTAAGATTAAGAGACTGAAGAATAATGAATTTGGTTTCGGTTATTCACATGACTATACCTTAAAACCAGAGATTACATTCCCTGTTAACCTACAACTCTTTAATACCTCAATACTAAGTCAGATCAAGATAACTGACCCAGGTTCTGGATATACTTCTACTCCTGCTGTTGTAATTGAAGGTGGTGGTGGATCTGGTGCTGAGGCATTAGCAATTATCAAGAATAACAGACTTTCTGAGATTACTATTAAGAATCCAGGTTCAGGTTACTCATCCGAACCAACTGTTACTCTTAAATCAGAATTTAACTACGTTGTTAACTTAGACCTTAACTACCTACAGTTTAACTTCCCACACGGTATAACCACTGGTGCAGAAGTCCAATTTAGATCTGATGATATTGGATCAACAGTTGGTGAGTTACCAAAACCAAGTACCGCAGGTTTAACCAGTTTGGTTGCTGGACAGACATATTATGCAATTGCTGGTGAAGCATCTGGTCTTGAGCCTGATCAATTAAGATTCGGTCTTACAAAAGCATCTGCACAAGGTGGATCGTACGTTACCTTCTTAACTCAGGGATCTGGTAGACAGACACTTTTAACTGAGGTATTTGGTGGTAGAGCAACTGCTGTTGTTGAAACATCTCGTTTCTTAGAAGGAGAGACAGTATATCAAGGATCTTCAATAGAAACACAAACTGCTATCGGTAAGGTATCTACTAACACTGGTTGGCAACTTGGTCCTAAGATTCTTAAGATCGTTGATTACACTGGTGACTGGGCAGAAGGTGAGAGAGTACAGGGTGAGATATCTAAGGCATCTGGTATTATCGATAACTTCTCTATTGCTCGTGGTGTGCTGAATATCGGCTCCCTAACGAAGACACCAGGCCGATTTATTGATGACGTTGGTAAGCCTTCTGAGATTGTACAGAAGATACAGGATAGTTTCTTCTATCAGAACTTCTCATATGTTGTTAAGTCTGAGATTCCTATCACAGAATGGAAAGCACAAGTATTAGAAAATAACCACCCTGCTGGTTTCAACATGTTTGGTCAGTTACAACTGACTGGTGGTAAGGACGTATCTGGTCGTAAGATTGGTACAGAATTTACGAAGAAAGTTAATATACAAAACTATAGTAATGTAAACCAGATTACATCATTCGGTGCTGCACAACCAATATACACCGATTATAACAATACTGAGGTTCTCTTCCGTAAGAAGCGTTTGACTTCTTCTGAGGAAATCTTAACTTCTATTGTTAAGAAACTAGATGATATCTCAGATCAGTTTAATGGTATTGATAAGCAATTCCCAGTTACTGTTGAGAATGAGCAAGTCATCGTTAAGCAAGACCAGTTGATGATTACACTTAACGGTGTTATCCAGTCTCCTGGTGAATCATTCACAATCGTTGGTGGTAACATAGTATTTGCTGAGCCACCTAAACCACCTTCTAAAGTTAACTATAGAATCTTAGGAGTTACTCCTACACCTATCTACAGAATTGCACTTTACCAATCTGGTGGTACTGCAAACTATGGTATTTTCCCATCAATAGGACAACAGATCCAAGGTGAAACTACAGATGTTGTTGCTACAGTTATTGATTCAGGTACTAATCATCTAGATGTCATTAATCAAGTTGGTGGTACGTTTGATCTTAATGAGCAAATTGTAAGAGGAGAAATCTTCGCTGCATTAGTAGAATCTGTTACCCTAGTTAACTCAGAGACTATATTTGAATTCGGTGAAGCAGTTACTAACCTAGAAGGTGACACTGCTTATATTGAAGAGACTAATATCACTACTGAAGGTGTTATTACTGACCGTCTTGTTGTAAGTAAGACTTCAGGTACTCCTAGATTTGAAACTGGAATATTTGACCTTAGACTTAATGAGTACATCTATTCTGCCTCATCTAAGATTGCAGGCCAGATTACATACATCGCACCTTATACAGATCCTGTAACTGGTGACCCTGTTGATGAATTAATCATTAACAAAGGATCTACCTTCTTTGGATTACTATTTGAGCGTTTAGTTTCTCTAACTAACCCTAATGTCATTCTAGACGACATTTCACAATCTTCCATTACTCCTACTGAGCTTAATAACTCTGCTGAAAGAATTAATGCTGATTTCCTCGATTTTGAAGAAGTTAGGACTACTGAGATTACATATTCTCAACTTACTGGTGGTGTGCTTACAGAAGGCGAAGTTATCAGAAATAAGAAGGTTATTTACGGAAATCCAGTTTCTGCCTTCCATGGAATCGCTGCAAACAGATTCTTAGATGGAAAACGCAATATTGCTAATAATAAGCAAGAAATCATCGATTTCGCTGAAGCAAGCATTGCTGTTGAGTTTGAAGACTACTATTTCCCATCTGACATTATTACTAACTCTTGGAGTCGTTATAAGGACGCTTACAGGTTTATTCAGAAGAATAGAGCACTTATCATCGGAATGGCTTTCGATGACATGAAAACTCAGTATCCTGGGTCTTCTATTCCTTCAGATGACAAATGTAAGAGAGATATTGGATTATTTGTTGATGCTATCTCTATTGACGCATATTCAGGTGGAAACCGCTATTCTCGTAAGTTTATTCAACAATTCTTCGATACTAACGGTAATCTAACTTATGTTAATGCACAAGCTGCTGAAACACGATTTGCATATGAAAAGGCTAAAGATCGTTGTTTAGTTGCTATTACTAACGGTTATTCAGGTACAATAAACGCTGTTAACTCTGGAGACTCTTGGGTTGCTTATCAAGACCTTACAATCACTGCTGACCCTTCACCTAATGATCCTTACGGTACTGCTGGATCCAATGCCTCCAATACCGATTCTGAGAACTGCTCAGACGTACAGTCTACACTTTCAACACTTTGGGAGTTTATAGACGAAGCATTGAATATTTCTTCTCTAACTGAGCTTCCTGATGAATCAGAAGGATCATATTCACCTCATCAAGAGAAGTGCCGTCGTGACCTTGGATACATGATTGATGCTATTGCTGAAGACGTTGGTCAAGGTGGTAACTATAATATCGTTGAATTTACCAAAAAATTCTTCGATGCTGCTGGTGTACCTCTAACTAACGGTATTGTTGGAGAAGAGACAGAAGCAGTCTTTGCATTCAACTCTGCGAAGACATTAATGTATCAGGCGATTAATAACTTGATGTATTGGAAGGAACTCAATACTGCTGGTTATAACCTTAATGATCCTACAACTTACTCTGGTGGTGTTGCTCCTGCTCAAACTTACGATGCAAACTATGCATCTGGTAATAATCAGGGTCTTAACAACTGTGCTAACGTTAAATCTTATGTTGACACTTTAGCTGGTCTTGCAACAACTGCAATGACTTCTGGTAACTTAACCAACATTAATAACCTTGCACTTGTTTCTGACGGCACATTTGTTGCTAATGAAACTGTAAGGACTACAAAACTTGCATTCAAGGATAAGTCAACTGGATTATTCATTACTAACGATCAAATTAAGGGTATTACCTCTGGTGCTGTATTCAGTGCAATTGGAGTTAATTCTGGTCTTAAGTGGTTATTTGCTGGACCAATTACTGGTACATTCCAAAATGGCGAATATCTAACTAATTCCACTCTTACAAACACAAATTGCTCTCAAAGTGTAATAATCAAGAAAGCTGAGTTACAGGGAAATAAATCGATCTTAATTCCAAGTAACGGTCAAATAGTCTTTAATGAGAGTAAAGATTTTGAATTTGGCACTGGAGACTTCACAATTGAAGGATGGATCCGTCCTGGTGCTAATGTAGGCACACAAGTACTTGTAGACTTTAGAAGACTATCTGCTGCTCAAGGTTTGAATATCTTGATGGATGGACAGAAATTAAAGGTATATAACGGCACGACCAATACCATCCTTAGTACAGATGTATTTGCGACTACTGGTACTTGGTATCATATTTCAGTCTGTAGATCAAGTGGTGTTACACAGGCATTCGTAAATGGATCACAAGTTGGATCTAACTACGTTGATACTAACGATTACCTATATGGTGGACTAAAAGTTGGATCAGACTTTAACCTAGCAAATGGTTGGAATGGTCATATTGATAACTTTGTTGTTAAGAAAGGAGTAGGTGATCGTCAAGCAAACTTCACTTCACCTAATACAATTGATTATACTCTTGACACTATTGTTGCTGGTCTAGATGGTGAAGCACCATTTGTTTCCTCTACTACTGATTGTTATGCTACATTCTGTGGTCAGAATTCTTCATCTGCAACTGCTAAGTCTATTGATTATGCAGATAGAGATATCATTGTAGAAGACGTTGATACTGGTAGGGCAGAGCAGAAGAGATGTGCTGATATAATTGACCTTAACGGTGCTTGGATTGCAGAAGAAGCAGTCGGTAGAATGAAGGTTGCATTCCCAGACTTCACTATTCGTGGTGATGATCCTGGTAATAACATATATGGTGGTACTAACCTTTGTGTAAGAGATACTAAAGATTACATCCTTGGTGCTCTAATTAAAGACCTTAGAGAAGGTGGAGATTTCCATACAATCTATACTGCAAGGACTTATCTAACTGCTAGTGGTAAATTAGACCACATCGCTGCTGAGATTCTACAGTCTCTTTATACTTGGAATGAAGTATTCAAGATTGTTAATGAAGTAGTTACAACAACAAGTACTGATCTAAGTGGTGAGTATAGCACTAGATTGAGAATACCTAATAACTTCTCATCTCCTGCTTCAAGTAATACTACTGATGAGATCACAGAATTAGGATCTAACTTACTTAAGGTTGTTGCTCCTATGGATCAGAGATTCAGAGAAGGTGGTTATCAACTTTGGAAGAATAGAGATTATATCGCAGAAGAAGTTGCTGGATTTATTCAGAATAAGTATGAGAAGGATATCGATGGTATCACATTTGACTTCCTTGAGATGCCTGGATATGGACAACCATATTGTGAAAGAGATATTAAAGACTTCATACTTCCTGCTATAATTGCTGACCTTGCTACAGGTGGTACATATCAGACTGAAGCAGTTATTGATAAGTATCTTGATACTCAGGAGAATATCATTCACGTTGAGAATGAATTAAATCCAATGCTTGATGCATTTGAGCATTGTAAGATGCTTTGCCTCAAGGCAATTAATAACTTGTTACTATCTCCAGGTGAAGCTTCATCTGAGTTAGGAGCTAGTGCACCTTCATATGTCCAAGAAGAGTATCATACTCCTTTATATACTTCAAGATCTTCGTATAGAGATGAGACTATAGTAATTGACACTGAGGCATATCCTCAAGGTCCAACTGGTAGAAACTCTAATGACAGATATCTTGATGCTGCTGATGTAATCTGGGATAATAGAAAGATTATTTCTAAGGAATGCGTAGCAATAATGAATGACCTCTCCAAGTTTGAGAATCTACAGATTCCAGGTGGAGCAGTCAATTGTGAAGATGACGTACTTGATATGATTGAGGCAGCGGTACATGACCTTCGCTTTGATTGTAACGAGAAGACATATGATGCTGCTGCATTATATGTTGAGACAGAAAATAACTCTCTTAAGCATATTGAGGGTGAGTGGGAAGCATCTATCACAGTAGTCAAGATATTGAGAGATATCATGACAATGACAATGCGTAATGCATTTGGTAGAGATTATATTGAAGGTACTGATCTACAGACAACACCAGTACAATCATATGAGCAAAACCCACGTGAGGAAATGTATCAGAAATGTGGTGATGCTATTGATGGTAATATTAGATATATCGCAGAGCAAGCAGTTGCTGCTGGATTAGTCCAATTCCCCAACTTACTCATCCCAGGTGGCCCTGCTAACTGTGTGCATGACGTTACTGATATCTTAAGATCATTAGCGTTTAACCTTAAGTATGGTGGTAACAACTGGATGCAGTATTCTGCTGAATTCTATACCACTTATAATGGTGCGTTAGATCATGTTGCTGCTCAGTCTGCTGAGACTATCTGGATCATGAATAAGGCAAAAGAATTTGCTCTTCGTGCAATGAAAGGCCAGGTTATTACAAATAACGCTGGACATAATATTGATCAAAGATTCTATGATGCTGTCCCAAGACCTAACAATTCACTATTCAATTCTGTTGCTGATACTGGTATTATTACTGGACAACCTAATAGTCTTGTAACTAGATCATTCATTGCTGGTGAAGATAAGATTTCTACAACTGATAGTGGCACTGGAATTGTAACTTCTGAAGATGCAGTATTCCGTTGTGTTACAAAACTACCTTCTTCACCAATAGATTGCTGTTTATTTGAAGCAGGTGATTCAACATCTGGTTCTTGGTTAGGTATTAGAGATAGTGGAACATATTTAAGATTAAGAGCTGGTGATGGTAATAACTCTTACAGTGGTGGATCAAACCATAATGATAATGGTCTTGCAATGCTTGACCTACAAATCAGTGGTCTATCTGCATACTTTGATGATGGTGATCACGAGCTAGTATGGGAGATTCGTATTGGTGGTAATATTACTACTGGTAGTGGTAGAGTAAAACTTTGGATTGACGGCACACCTATTGGCGAAGCATCAACTCCTGGTGCTAACTATACTGGTTTAACAGGTGGTGGTGGAATATTTGCTTCTTCTAATTTCGCTGGATATGCGATTGGTGGTGGATCTTTAGTTAACGGTGAGAGTGCTTCAATTAATACTTTCACAATTAATGTTGGTCCTGCTCCTAAGATTGAATACGACATAACACATGCTGCTTATGATAGTAGTAATGGTGATATGGTAATGACCGTAGGGTCACATAACCATACTGTTGGTACTTTCTTATCACTTGCAACTAACTCTATAAACTTCACATGTGATCAAGATAACAATGCTTCAACTCATTCTTATCCTAGATCTGGTGACCCAGCTGGTAATGCTGCTGTAGAAGTTATGGCAGTTGGTGCTACTGCACATACTATAGACTCTGCATCATACAATCCTGAGAATGGTAGCATGTCAATTACTCTACCTAATCATGGTATGAGCGATTCTACATTGCATACTATATCTGATGCTACTTACGATCCTGATACTGGATTATTAGTATGTCAGTCTACTGCACATGGATTCCAAACTGGTGATCAAGTACAAATTAAGAATGGATCTCTAATCTTTACTTGTGCACAAGATAATCATAATACTAAGCACGGTTATCCTAGAGCGAAGGATCCTGCTGGTGATGCTTGGATGTTGGTAGAGCAAGTAACTACAAATAGTTTCACTGTTAACGTTGGTCAAACACCTAAGATCGAGTACGATGTATCTGGTGCAGATTACAACCAGACAGATGGTGAATTAGAATTGGAAATTGGTCAGCATCGTTTCGTTGGTGCTACACATCATGTTGCATCTCATGCTGAATATACTGCTGATAAAGGACTTCTAAAATTAACTGTTGGTGGTCATAATCTTACTAAGGGTGAGCAGATTCAGATCTTCGATAACTCCATGACATTTACATGCTCCATGGACAACTATTATAGTGAGCATGTATATCCTAGATCTTCTGATCCTGCATCTGAAAAATGGTTAGATGTTGTAGAGTCTGATATTCCAGGTGGTACGTTTACTGTTAACGTTGGAGTATCTCCAACTGTAGGTTGGAATCCAACTGCTGCATCATTTAACTCTACTACTGGTCAATTAGAATTGACAGTTGGATCTGGTCATGGTCTGACTACAGGTACTAATATTAAGATTGCATCTCAGTCATTATCATTTACTTGTGACATGGATGATAACAAATCTATCCATTCATATCCTCGTCACGTTGACCCAATACACAATGAGCCAACACCTATTGTTGGAGTAACTAATACAACAATTGTTGTTAACGTAGGTAAGACACCTGAGCAACAATATAATGTAAGTAATGCAACATTTACTCCTGCTGATGGTAAGTTAGTATTAACAACAGATAGAAAAACAACTCTTCGTCAATCTTCAGAGCATAGTATAGCTGGTGCGACATTTGATGGTCAAACTGGATTAATGAGATTGAAGGTTACTAACCACGGATTCTCTGCTGGAGATTACGTTAAGGTTGCTGACGGTGGAGTAAGTTTCACCTGTGATATGGACCAAAATTCTTCAGTCCATGCATATCCAAGAGCCACAGATCCAATGAGTGATAAGTGGATGGATATTAGAAATGTATCTAAAGATGAGTTTGATGTATATGTTGGACGTACTCCACAAATTCCATTCTTAGCAACTGCTGGTGAGTTTGCACCTCTAACAGGTCATTTAAAACTAACCATTGGTGATCATAATCTATCTTCTGGAAAGAATATTATGTTAGCAAAAGAAGCAATAACATTTACTTGCTTCTTAGATGCTCATCAATCACCACATGCTTATCCTAGATCAACTGGATCAAATTATGTTGGTAATGGTGGTGCTGACCCATTCTATAACAAGCCATGCCCAATCATACATGATGGATCACCTTTAACTGCAACTACAGGTACTTCATATAATCCTACAACAGGTATTATGACTGTTGCTTGTGATTCTGCTCATGGAATGAGCAATGGTGATCAAGTTAAGTTTAAAGAAAATGCAGTAACATTCACCTGCTTAGAAGATAACAATGGTACAAACCATGCATATCCTAGATCTGGTGACCCATATGCTAATAGATGGATCACAGTATCTAATGTAGGTCTCTATACATTCGATGTCCAAGTATTAAGTTACGCTCCTTCAACTAACACTACTACTCATACATTCGTGCAGGGTAGCACTGGTGGAATCACTAAGAAGGATGGCACAATTACTCTTGATGTAGGTGCATCTTCAGATACTACAGATCATATCTTTGTCCCACATCCAGGTTACACTCCAAGCACTATCGTTTATAACCCAACAACAGGTGTTATGAACCTAACCATTAATGGTCATGGATTCGAGAATGGAGATAAGATTAAGATTGATGATAATGCATTGACATTTACATGTGCAATGGATAATCATGCAACTGATCATACTTACCCTAGAGCATCTGATCCATCATCAGGAAAATGGTTAACAGTATCTAACGTAACTGAGCAGAGTTTTGATGTCCAAGTATTAACAACAATTCCTCAGAGTAACACAACTCTACACACATTTAAGAGTGCTAATCCTAACAGTGTTAAGAGAGCATCATTCATCTCTGGTGGAATCTATAACCATACTTACTCAACATCTGTTACTGGTTGTGTTAGACATGCTGGTGATAGTGTAAGAATTAAGGATAACGGTTTAACATTCAAGTGTGCTGCTGATGGTAACTCAAGCAACCACTCATATCCTCGTGCTGCTGTTACTACTCATACACCAACTAGCGTTTCTTATGATCCTGTTATTGGACGTATTAACTTCTATATTAACAATCATGGATTCCTTCCATTCTCACATATTAAGATTGCTGATAATTCACTACTCTTCACATGTAAGAAAGATGCAGATGCTACTGGACACCAGTATCCAAGATCTACAGATCCTATAAGTGGAAAGTGGGTACCTATTGTAGATGTTACTGCTAACACATTCAGTGTTGAAGTACTTGATGTTATTCCATCTACAAATACTACTCAACATTCATTCGTATCTTGTGATAATAACTGCATAACTCATAAGAAGGATCATTTCTATGATACTAACATTCCTGTATGGGAAGTAGGTAAGGAATCTCGTAGTCCAACTGGAGTAACTTATAATCCTACTGCTGGTACTATGACAATTACTGGCGATACTATATTCAATGGTTGGACAAGTCAGAATCAAATCTCACCTGACTACTGCACATTCTATCCTACTACAGGTGTATTAAGAGTCACTTCAAGTGGTCATCCAGTTGACAATGGGGATATGGTCCTTATTAGGGATGAGACACTTACCGTACGTTGCGATTTAGATGGACAATCATCTGATCATCTATATCCAAGATCTACTGACCCTGTTTCTGGTAAGTGGAGAAAGGCGTTTAATATTGGTAGTAATACATTCGATATACAAGTTGGTAACCTTTATGGTGACGCACCTATCTCTAACACTTCAACTCATGTTATAACAAACGTTGCCATGAATGCAATATGGCATGCAAATGATTTTGTAATGATTGATGAAGGTGCAATTACATTAACCTGCACTAAGGATAATAACGCTACTAACCATGCTTATCCTAGAAGATCTGATCCAACATATAAACAGTGGTTACCTATTAGTGACGTATCTAATAATTCATTAACTGTCCATGTAGGTAAATCTGCAATTAATGATGTATACGATCATACCTTCGTATCATTCGCTTCTAATAGTCTTCATCATCAGACTGGTACTGTTACACTTGATGTTGGTAATGGTCAAATTACTAACCCAACAACTCATGTATTCCAAAGTGCTGTAAGTGGTGCATTAGTTGCTGGTGGTCAGTATGCTCATACCTACATTCCTGGTACTGAGACTTATACTGTAACTGATGCTAACTATCTACCAGCTACAGGTATGATGACCTTGACAATTCCTAATCATGGATTCCATGATGGGGAGAGCATCAAGATCAACAATAACTCTTTAACATTTAGATGTTTACAAGATAGTTTAGGTAGTCCTCATTCTTATCCAAGAAGTAGTGACCCTGTAAGTGGTAAGTGGATAACAATCTCCAATTGCACAGATGACACATTTGATGTCCAAGTACTTGATAATGTCCCATCTACAAACACAACATTACATCAATTTGAATCTGCAACACCTAATGGTATTACCAGAGCACAAGTTGTAACTGGTGGTAACTACAGTCATAAGTTTGTTGCTCCTTCACAACTAACACCAACTGCAGCTGGTTATAATCCAGCAACAGGTATTATGACCATTGTTTCTGCGAAGCATGGTCTTAAGAATGGTAGCAGAATTAAGGTACAAGATGGATTTGTAACATTTACTTGCACACTGGATGGCGATTCTACAAACCACTCTTATCCAAGAGAGAATGACCC